CCGCCAGTTCTTCTATAGACCAACAGGCATATAAATGTTAAAATTCAACACAACTTTAAATAAACAGTGAGTCAGTGTGTAATACTAATCTATTAAAACGGAAATATCATGAGTGCCCCAATGGAAGAGGACCATATTCCTGGATCATCCAATCAAAACCGACAACAACCAATCACAAAGGGAGAAGTTACGTCATCCTCCATTTACAAAGTGACCAAGGAAAAAGTTGAGTTCTCTTCTGAACCAACCGCTGCTGAGGCAGTTTATCCATCAGCATGGTTTAACAATACCAAGACTAAACCCACTCTCATCATCCCTCAATGCCCACCCGGTCAGGTTTATTCTGTAGAAGTACTCCGACTAAATGTTGTTGAACATCTCTTGTCAGGAACATTGACCAAAGATATTGCAATGTTATATGTTTACACTGAACTATCTCGTATAGAGGGAACTCTATCTGAGGACTGGACTTCATTTGGAGTAAGAATTGGGTTAAGGGATGAGAAAGTTACACCATTTAGTCCTGTAACCGTCAAACAAGAAGGAAATGTAGTCCACCTATCTCCCAAGAGTGGAGAATGCCAGTATGCTTATTGGGCTTTAGCCTCTATCTTGTCTGTTTACAGATTAAGCAGAACTTCATATGCAGACTACAGATCCAGAATGTCAGAATCTCTCAAGGGACAGAGTGAAATTGTGCGTCCTGCAACAGCCCTTGGGTATGATGAAATGTCAATAACATATGGAGCATGGAAGGATGATCAAAACTTCAGAAAGATGATTGCCACAATTGATATGTTTTATGTGAAGTTCCCTGGTCTCCAATTTGACTTGATAAGATTTGGGACTGTTAGCTCTCGGTACAAGGACTGTGCCGCATTGACATCTCTATTCAACTTAAAGCACACTATGGGTGTTTCTAAGGAGAGTCAAATATCTCTATGGATTGGGAATGAAGTAATTGCAAACCAATTTATCCGAATTACAAAGCCAGGTGAAGAAATAGATAAGGTAAACTCATATTTCCCTTACTTAATTGATTTTGGATTGACAATCAAATCCCCTTATTCATCAGTCTTAAACGCCAATTTCTATTTCTTTGCAAACACTGCCGCAATACTTATGGGGAACACCAGAGCAAGAAATGCTGTGTATCATGAGATTGATTCGTCTAGCTCAACCCTGATGAATAGTGTTTTACTGGGTTATGCTCACGCAGGTCGTTCTATGAACTCCCAAATGTTCTTCCAATCAGAAGAAGATCTCAAGCTTCATGAGGAAAACTCAGAAATGAGGGAGGCACTAAAAGCCACCCAAATTGGAGTACGGGTTGCTACGGACAAAGAGCCCGAGGACCGAGATGCAAGTGATTGGTTTGATTATATGGACAAGATCAATTGGACTTACACCGACAAAATGAAGTTATTCAATCAGTCTATCAAGAGAACTCTTGCAGATTGTAGAGATGGATCACTGGGAAACAAGTTGAAAGCACTGCTCCCTGTTCCTGAAAACTCCGATAGAGAGTCTTTATGAGACCAAATTCAAGGGGTCAATAACTTGAGATCCAGGATGCATTTTGATAAACTAAACATGAAAAAAATGGAACAATAAAACTTAACACAAATCAATCATAATGAACACAAAGAAAATCTTAAGGGAGAGCAAACTGGAGGACAATCTAGGTCACAAGACCAAGAAGCCGAAGCTGGCCAATGCCTTGACTAGAGGATTAATTCCGGAGGAGAACAGGAGACAAGAGGGTGATATTCCGATGTCAGTAATTGATGAGTCTATCCAAGATGAGAAAATGACCGAGGACATTGACCACAAACCAAAGAAAAGCAGTAATATCATCCAAGCTCCCTCACTTGGACATAGATGGCTTGACAGTTATACCAGAAGTGAGCCTGATATTGCCACACTTCATGACGATGGATCAGTTCGAGGAGTTCCCATAGAGAGACCTCCTGTAATTACTCAACCCGTAGACGATGAAATGGAGGAAACAAGGCAAGGGGAAGAATTCCTAATGAGCCTTCAGCAGGATCATCAAACACTCCACTTTGAGAATGAGTCCGCAACTATCGCAGAAGAGGAGGGGGAGGCTTATATAATGTTTGGAAAATATGTTACTAAAGAATGCCAGGTTACAACACTCCGGATCTTGGAAGTGGTGGATCAGTACTGCAAGTCCAAGGGTATCTTCATTCCCCGGCTACTGGTAAAGAAGGTTGAGTCAGATCCCTCGGCTGTTTCCCTTTCTCCTCACTTCAGCCCTGATTCACCAAAGGAACCAAAAAAGAGTACAATAGGAGGAACTCAGAGACAACCCAGTCAACCAGACAGGCCGGGTACTCCAGTTCCTGATTCTAACTCAGTTGCAATGGTCCGTTGCATTAAAGAGGGCGTCTACTTGAAAAGCAAGTCAGAGGGAGGACCTAGACATAAAATTGATCTATCGTCCCTTGCAATGTCTGAAGAGGAAATAGTGTCACTATATCATCAGATGAAGCCTGCAAATTTGAAAGAGTTTGTAAAGTACTGTCTCGTATTTCGTGGTCAATTTAAGATAATTGCCCGTCGTTATGACTTATCTTCAGTTTCCACTCAATAAATGACATGAAAAAAATGGAGTTAAACAAAAATGCTCAACAAAAAAAATCAAACTAAGATAAATCCACAAAACCTTGATTCTCACCCTAGTCCAAAAATGCAAATAACTAAATTAAATCTGATTGTTTTGTTCACATCAACCTATTGGACAATCACCATTGCAATTGGTCCAATTTGTAGATGTGAGGGTGACATAGAACTTGATAAAGTCGGTTCAATCAACATGACGACCACATATCATGTTCCTTATGGTCATATTGTTAAAATGGAACAGACCTTGATATTCGAAACGAAATCTGACAACGGGTCCATCAAACGATTGGTCCAATCATGTGAGAAATCAAATGAGGAAACGGGGATAATGTCTATGTACTCCCAGGATGAGATAGCCAAACAGAAAACTGGTATGTTAGCTCAGATGGAAATTCCAGAATCAGACGAAATTGATGACTCCCCAGATAGTCCTCTAAAAGTCAGTTTGCTATCTCCTGAGCACCCATTAAGTTCTAATTCAATCCCTAAAACATCAGAAGAGGTTTTTAATGATCCAGGAACTTTAACAGTTCACCATGTAGGGAGAGCAATCCATACCCCTGGCAAATCTCCTCGTGCTCCAGAGGACCCCACTAAGAAAATTCCTGAATGGTCTCTTAACCTTGGAAATGGTTATAGGCAGAGAACTAAAAGAGCAATTGACAACGGAGTCACATCTAGGTTCAAGCCAGTGTCTGAAATGATGACTTCTGAGTATTTGTCCAAGTATGACTTCTTACTCAGCAGAAGAATTAAGGAAGAAGAAAAGATCTGGGTTGATATCGCGGACCTAATTGAGATATGGGTAGGGTCTATCGTAAATCCCATACACGTAAGTTGTAATAAGAAGGGGCATATCAGGATGATATTAAAGTGTATTTCAATTCATATGAAGTCAATATTTGATTCTGTACACTATCCAACCATCATGGGTTTACTAGGTGAAATCTTGATATTAGATGTTAAAATCAGGAATGATTTCGCAGCTTGGTCAGGGATTAGAACTCTCAGACAAGATCAGGAGAATTCTAGAAGGAGAGGAAGAGGGTGAGATCCGAGAAAGTTAACTTGATAGAAATTTCAGTGAGTGATTATGCATGAAAAAAACAGACAGGTAAACAGCAACAGGAAATCAAATCGGTCAGAATCAAAATGCTTGCGAAAATAGGAGAGATCATCTCGAGCGGGAAGAGAAGGAAGGAGCAACAAATATCAAATTACCTTCTAGCAGGCAGCTCAAAATTAGCAGAGATGGACGGTAGAATTTCAGAACGACCAAATCCTGTAGCATCGGCACCAAATTATTCGGACTTAATACGTAACGACCCACACCAAGATTACCAAAAATCAAAATACCTTATAACTGGGGAATTGGAATTGATAACATCTGAAGATTTACGTACTTATACTGATTTGTTTGACAAATTGAATATTTGGGTGGATGATTACATTGGTGATCCTGGACTTCGACCAATTTACTCTCTCGTTTATGTTTTAATTGGAACACACTTAATGAAGAGGAAAATGTCTTCAGATTCACGGTTTGTTTATTCTGGTCATGTCACTCAACTAACCTGTATAAATCATCTATTTGGGACTATTCATTCTGAAAGAAAAGATTTCTCATGGAATAGTGTCTCTGGACTGGGCGAATCTAAATGTATTATAAAATTTGATTGCACATTGAAACCTACTAACAGAACATGTGTAAATTTCATGGATGTTTACCTTCGGACAATGCCCGATTCAGATCCTCCACCATTCATTAACCACATCTTAGAAGAATATGGAATTGAATTGGTTCAAAAGTCCGAGTCCGACACTTACTTTAAGTATAAAGTTTAATCAAGATAATTTGTCTTCTCTTATGAACATCACTACATGAAAAAAACATTCAACAAACATCAATACAAAATGGAAATCGTTATTCCCATTCTGAATCTCACTGCTTGGTCCATTGTGGACCCGTTTAATCTAACTTGTCCTCAAATGCTAGACTATAATCATTCTCCGAGTGATATATCAGTACCGATTACCATAAAGTATCCAGCCCATAATGAAGGCAAAAGGAAGGTTCCAGGATTCTTGTGTAGTTGTTTCAGTCTGACAACCCGCTGTACCGAAGCATGGACCTGGTCTACCGAGGTCTCATATCATTCTTCAACCATCGAGTGTGATTTAATGAGCTGTAAAGCTGAAATTGAGAAGTTCAAAGCAGGGAAGCTAGATGTCAAGATGTACCCACGGGAAGACTGTGTGTATGCAAGGACTAATGAAGTAGAAGCCAAATACATCCAAATCACACCTCATAGCAGTTTCATGGACCCCTATAATGGATACATCTGCGACGAAATATTCCTGACAGGCAGGACCCCTGGCAACAAATCTGAAACCATCTATAGTGGGACACTTTGGGTCCTAGATGATGGCTGGGCAAAGGAATCTCTGTGTGAGGATTGGACGGAGATATCAGGCAAACTGATTCTGCCAAATGAGACTGTAGAGCAAGACTTGTTACATTCCAAAGGGACGGTGTGGGCTCATGAGATGCCAATTCATAAACTGTCAGAGGCGTGTTCAATTAAATATTGTGGGACTGTAGGTCTTGTTTTCCCTGACGGAATGTGGATGAATATCGAGATGCAACGAGATATTGATTCACGTCTAAGGATGTTTCTATATGGTGGTAAAACATGTGAGAAGGATCAAATGATAAAATTGCCCACATCAAATCATGATTTAGTATACACCGAGATGAATACATTAAATGCTATGTATTTAATGAAGTGTCATGAATGCATATCTAAGATCCGAATGGGGGCTCAAGTTACAAATTATGAATTATCATTCCTTTCGCGGTCATACCCAGGAATCGGGCCCATCTACAGGATAAGTGAACATGGAATTATCCAAGCAGTGGGTCTGTACAAGAAGATCAAGACTGACAGTAGAAATGGAAAACAAAACATACTAGGATTAGATAAAGATGGGTCCTCTGTAACATTCAAAGATTGGGTTACTATAAGAAATGTTACCTATGGAATCGGAGGTACAATCAAGGATAGGAATGGAGAAATTATATTTCCTAGTGACATTGTGACCCGAACTCAGGTTAGCTCTGAATTAATGATGAGCACACATCTTCATCAGATCTATCACCCTCTTGATGATCATTTGAGAAGGAGACTGAACTTGTCCACTCCTATAAGACTGAGACATGATGGATCAACGAACGTAATTCAGGAGGCAGGGAAAGCAATCTTAAAAACAGGCAATGAGTTCACTGCATGGATCAGCAAAACATGGGAAGGATTCAGAATGTATGTATACTCTGTAATAGGGGCTATTCTCATACTTATCTACACAAAATTTAAAAAGACAATCAACCGAGACAAGACCCAAGGGGACGAATCACAAGGACTGCCTCTGTCAGTAAATCCTAGAAGGGAAGCCCAGGTTCCGATGCAATGGAGAACATGAAAAAAACTAACAACTTCAATGAAAAATCAACACATATAACCACATATCACTCTAGAAGTGCACCGATAAACTACTTGTATTCTTTCAACAAATAACATTAAGCTATAAGACACAATCTGCCTACTAATTATCATAAATACCCAACCAGGCCATGGAGGAAGATTCATTTTCTCAGTTCCTAACAGACCCTATGCTGGATGATGAACAGTTCAACTTATTTGAAGACTCGGATATTCCGTCTGTACCAGGATCTTCAATTACCGGACTATCCAACAATGACTATTCACTAAATTCCCCACTAGTTGCCGATGAGATGGTAGAGTATGTTAGGTATGTGAAGTATGGGACAACCTCAAAAAGGTGGAGTATGAAAAGGTGGGAAAGTAGACGTACAATCATGGAGAGACATGTAAATTTAGATAAGTTGCTGTTCGCGGATTCATTCCATAAATTCTTCGCAGAGTTCAATTTATACCACCCAGAAGATTCTACTGAATTTAAGGAACTCCTGACTGAGTCTATCAATGACTCTAAGGACACAATGGAGATCCCCAATGCATTCATTAGAGGATGGATAGGCCCTGAATTTGTTCCGAGGAAAGAAGTTAAATTCACCAAGGAAATCCTAAGATGGGGATCGTTCTTCTGGGAATTACATCAAGTGATTCTTTGTTTAAATGCAAAGACTCATTTTGAAGCCACAAACTTGAGCAAATGGATAAAGATGAAGTTGGTCTGGTGTGAAGAACGGAAAGGAATGTCTGTCGATTTGAAAAACTTTGGTCTGGTTCTAATGTCAGAAGGCTTTGTATATTTTAAAAACCACAACATACTGCTAGATAGAAATTGTGTCCTAATGATGAAGGACACATACGCCGCTAGATTTCATACATTGTTAGCTATGAGTTCAAGAGTGGATAAGAAGTTTACAAACCTGGATATAGACAAGATGAATGAAATCTACAAGCTCGGAGATGAACTCTTAGCAAGAGAAGGATCCGATGGCTACAAGGGATTGAAACTTATAGAGCCTATTTGTAACCTAAGGCTAACGGAGTTAGCAAGGAAGTACAGAGATAAAATTCCTAGGTTCCCGAAATTTAAAGTTCATGTTACTAACAAAGTCAGGGCACTAGGTACCAGGTTTCATCCAATTAGCACCATGAGTAGACTCATCATGAAGGAAGATTCAGTTGAGCTTGTCTTAACTATCTATGGGTCATTTCGGCATTGGGGACACCCCATGATAGATTACAAAGCAGGATTGGAGGCTTTGTATAGTCAAGTTAATGCAAAAAAGATTATTGATAGAATCTATGCTGAACAATTAGCGAGTGACCTTGCACTAAGAGTACTAAAATATAAGTTTCACCAAACGAAGACTTGGTATGTAGATGTCGACTTAATGGATGATTCCCCGATGAAAGACATGATGAGACAAAACCTATACCCGACACCGGCAATGATATCTGATTTCGGAGACAACTGGCACAAACTACCATTGAAGAAATGTTTCAACATCCCTGAAATGATTGATCCTTCACTGATATACTCTGATAAGAGTCATTCAATCCAGTACAATGAATTGGTAGATCACTTACAGGGACCAAACAGAAACCTGCCTGTTCCATCTAAAAAGGTTTTAACCACTTTGTTGGAGCGAGAGGCAACCAACTGGCCAGAATTTCTTGAGAGGGTGGATAAAGTAGGACTACCATCAAATTCTTTACTAATTGGACTTAAATTGAAAGAGAGAGAACAGAAGGATAAAGGAAGGTTCTTTTCACTCATGTCTTGGGAATTGAGGGACTACTTCGTGTTTACCGAATATCTAATTAAAACACACTTCGTTCCATTATTTGAAGGCCTGACAATGGCAGATGATCTAACTACAGTTACTCAGAAGATGCTGAGCAGCTCCTCTGGACAGGGGAATGATGATTATAATACAATAACTATTGCCAATCACATAGATTATGAGAAATGGAATAATCATCAGAGAGGTGATGCAAATGGCCCAGTATTCAAAGTGATGGGCCAATTTCTAGGGTATCCTAATCTAATAGCACGAACCCATGAATTCTTCGAAAAGAGCCTGATCTATTACAGTGATAGAGCAGATTTGATGATGGTCAGAGATGGTAAGGTGGTAAACATGTCCGATTTCCTGGTATGTTGGGATGGACAAAAGGGAGGCCTTGAAGGACTTCGACAAAAAGGATGGAGCATTGTCAACTTGCTAGTAATTGAGAGAGAAGGGAAAAGCAGGAATACTACTGTCCAAACACTTGCACAGGGGGACAATCAAGTTATATGTATGAAATATAAGCCACGCACCTCATCAGGGGACAGGGATTTAATCAAGAACCTACAAGAAATTGTTCAAAATAACAACAATCTAATGTCTAATATTGAAGGAGGAACAAAAAGATTGGGGTTAATAATAAATAATGACGAAACTATGCAGTCAGCTGATTATCTAAATTATGGAAAAGTTCCTGTCTTCAGAGGGAATATTAGAGGACTAGAGACCAAACGATGGTCAAGGGTCACCTGTGCAACAAATGATCAACTCCCATCCCTAGGGAATATTATGGCCACTGTGACAAGTAACGCACTGACGGTATCCCACCACAGCACATCTTGTATCAACTCAATATATCATATGAATTTACTAGGATCCTTCGTCCGAAACATTATAATGAAACACAATCCATCAATACAATCTGCCCCCTTGTTTGATCCCGACAGCGGATTGACCGTCAAATCAAGGACCTTCAAAATCTTGAGTGTCTATCTCGATCCCTCCCTTGGGGGAGTGAGTGGTACCTCCCTAACTAGATTCCTAATAAGAGCATTCCCGGATCCTATAACAGAAGCTCTGACATTCTGGCGGATAATCCATAACAACACAGTTGATAATGACATAAAGTTGCTTTGTGCCAAAGTGGGAAACCCAAGGACAGTCCCATTCCAATCCAGACATATATCAAAACTGGCGGAAGATCCCCAATCTCTAAACATCCCTAGGGGGATCAGCTCAAAGACAATGATAAAAGAAGAAATAAAGTATGCGTTGTTATTGAATAGATCGAAAATTAAAAATGAGGTGGTGAGCAGCATATTAGATCACATCCAGAGGGATGAACTGAGCCTATGGACTCTTTTAGAATCTATAAAACCAAGATTCCCTCGCTTTATCAGTGAATTAAGGGCAAGCACCTTCTCTGGATTAGCCAATGAAATCGTCGGTTTATTCCAAAATTCTAGGACAATTAGAAATCAATTTAAGCACAAGTTTTCAGAGAGGGTCAATAAAGTTATTATGCAGTCTGAACTTTTATCAATAAAGACTCTATGTAAGTATGACTCTGAGAGGCATCAATTCCAAATGTGGAGCTGCTCTTCACAGAAAGCAGATAATCTGCGAGTCAGATCATGGGGAGATACCGTAGTAGGAGCGACAATCCCACACCCAATGGAAATGACAACATCTGGACATTTACTCACCGAGCCCTGTAATCTATGTAATTTGGGCAATCTAAGAAATCAGTACATTGCAGTTCACTTACCTGAGGGGTTGACTAATTATACTGACAAAAGAGGGCCATGTGCGCCTTACCTGGGGTCTCGGACTTCAGAATCTACAAGCATTCTAACCCCCTGGGAAAGAGAATCTAAAGTCCCCCTAATAAAGAGAGCAATGAAATTAAGAAACTCAATAGGCTGGTTCATTGACCCAGATAGCAATCTTGCCAAGACAATATGTGACAACCTGACAGCTTTAACAGGGGAGGATTGGAGTGGAAAGGTAACTAATTACAGAAGGACAGGCTCAGCATTACATCGATTCTCATCATCCCGGCAGAATACGGGAGGTTATGCAGCTCAGAGTCCGGCCAAGTTGACCTGGATTAACTCAACAACTAACACTCTTACTGACATTGGCGACCAAAATTATGATTTCATTTTCCAGTCATTATTAATTTACTCTCAGGTTACGGTGGGAGAGTTACATGATGGTATTCCGGCTCAAGGCTGTTATCATTTCCACTTGACATGTTTGGATTGTCTGAGACCAATTGAAGAACCAACACTGGAGACTGAGATGAAGTACAAATTTCAAGACATGTCGAAATTACTGGAGAAATGGAAGCCTGAGAATGTCCCTTGGAGTCACACAAGGGATCCTGTATACCTCCCTCAGGGGGACTGGAGTGCCGTGGCAAACAGTCGAAAGTCCTATCATATAGGAAGGGCGGAAGGATTTGTCTTTGGAACAGGATCATTATCTAAGACTGATCATATAGAACGAGCGAACCTGTTCCCATTATCATTCAGAGGGAAAGTTTGTCCCATTAATTATATGGAAGGATTGCTTGATGGACTGGTGAGGTCAAGTGCAATTGAAGTCATCAACAGAAGGCAAGTAATTCACTGTCTCAAGCCTCAGTCAGCTCTAATGGGATCTATTTTAAACCTCATAAGAGTAATTGGAACATCTCCCTCTCTAATAACACTATGGAGGACAGATGACTTTCTAGATCTATTTTATCAGTCCCGACATAAGGTACCGGATTCTTATCCACTAAAAGATGTTGACCTTACCTCGCTAGGAACTTCTTACTTGAGAGAACTACTGGCCAATTCCAAACAATATATTACGTGGGGAAATTATAAACCAGAAAGGATCTGGATATTCGCAGATCTGGACAAGAAGAAATGGATTGGGCTATTTGGAATATCTACGAAACTGCTACCAATACTATGCAATCCGGTTGTGAAGTCGACATCATTCCAATTATTCCGTGACATGAAAAGTCTTACCTCATCTATCCTCACTATGGACTTCACCTACATTGAACCACCCATTGACAATGTTATAGGAGACTTAGTCGGTCTGGACCGGGAAGTAAGACATGCATTGAAGTGTGACTCCTATGATTTTATAAAAGAAAATTTGAGAGCGAGGACCATAGGAAGAGGCCAATGGGGTCGTGAGTATATCTGCAAAGTCCAGGCATATGACGTACACTATGACAATGGACAACTGACCGACAACCCAACTCCAATCCCTAATGTGCCGAAATTCACGAATCCCTCAATATCCGGATTTAAGACATTCCAGTGTTCATCCAATGCCCACTTTAAATTAAGAGGAATCATTCACCATATTCACTTCAAGCCAAACGACATTATCTGTGGCGCAGATGGTTCGGGAGGCATGTCTGCAATGCTATTGAGGGAATTTTCAACCTCCAGATTAATATTTAACAGTTTTCTGAAAATGGAGGGGGTTTCATTGAGAGGATCAAATCCATCTCCTCCTTCTGCCATCCACGAATGTATTGAAGTGAGAGATAGATGTATAAACCTCATGGATGTTTGGCAGAACCCATCAGATCTAGCACTTGGGGTGACCTGGACTTATTTCCGGAGATTAATACATAGATTCAACTTGAAAGTGAACCTGATGGTATTTGATATGGAATATCAGAGTGAGGAAATCACCCGGAAGATAGAGGAGAACTTGATTCTAAATTTGGATATCATGAAGGATAGGAATTGCTGTGTTATATATAAGACCTACCTTGGTATATTGTATAATCAACAAGAAAATGTGCTCACCAGGATTGGACCGTTGTTCAAATCAGTTCAAGTGATGCACACAGAGTTGACATCCTCTCAGTCATCTGAAGTGTATGTGGTGATGCAGTTTTTGAAGAGGGACAATATCTTCAGAAGGAATGTAAATCTAGCTAAGCTGATAAGTGACACTATGATATCATGGCCTGTCTTCCAATCAATAGATAGTGAGATCGACCGTGCTCAGTCAGTGATGAGGATGGACTTAATGATGGGTGTACCCAGAAGCCTAAGAATTGACCCCTTCATAGAGCTGGGCTCTGTGTTGAGATCTCTCGGGGTTCAGAGTGGAACTACTTTTGCTTTACTTGGAGTTGGTGACAAACATTCAGAACCAATTCCTCCTTATCAGCCGATTCTCGTCTATCTTGTGTCCATGAACTCTATTTTTGATGTTATAATGGAGTCATCCCATCCCCTAAACATCCCTTCCGACGAAACAGTTCTTAATATAGGAAGCCTGATGATTGGATTTATGCTTTGGTATGGCCATCAATTTGACCTAAGGTATGAAATTGCTCGATGTTTATCAATTCTGAACAACAATTTCCCATTCAACTGGGGCTGCCTAGAAACATCGGGAGGCCGGTTCAGGCAAGTTTCATCATTATGTAATAAGATGAGAGACAGGAAATATTTAAATATGGCAAGCAAAATTGGACTCATATCTCATCTTATGAGGTTATTCCATCTGGCATATGGAAATATGGAAATGTTAAATGATACCAAGACCCTAGACAATGCCCTGAAGAAATTCAACGCGGGATTTAATTGTAAAAGACTGGGAGTTAGGAATGGAGTCATCTCAGATATACACAGTCTCTCTCCAATAATCACGGAAGAAGCAAGCCCTGGGTTTGAGATAATGGATCCAACAGGACTGGAAGAAGTTGTATGGAGAAGTTAGTTATTAATTCAAGAATTGTCATACCCGTTAAAAAAACTAATCATGTTAAATAAAGCAATTATATAGATGTAATGTAGTTGTAAGAACTGGTAGTGTCTGTCTCGGTCA